GACACCGTCTTCGGCAAGAAGGGCACGCTCAACTCACTCCATCAGGAGATCGCCGAGCACTTCTACCCGGAGCGCGCGGATTTCACACTTCGACGGCAAGTGGGCGACGAGTTCGCCGATCACCTGATGACGAGTTATCCCGTGTTGGTCCGCCGGGAGTTGGCGGAGCAGATCGGCACAATGTTGCGACCGCGCGCGACGCCTTGGTTCAAGATGATCCCCAGCGACCAAGAGCGCGAGGACAACGACGCGAAGCGTTGGCTAGAATGGGCGACAAGCCTCATGCGCCGCGCGATGTATGACCCGGCCGCGGCCTTCGCTCGAGCAACGAAAGAGGGCGACAACGACTTCGCCACGTTCGGACAGCCCGCAATCTCGATCGAGCTTTGCTGGGATTCACCGGGCCAAGTCGGGCCACATCTGCTCTACCGCTGCTGGCACCTGCGCGACATGGCGTGGCAGGAGGACAAATATGGGAAGATCGGCAATCGCTTCCGCAGATGGAAACCCACGATCTATGACTTGAACGCGCTCTTCCCAGGCAAGCTGCACCAGAACATTGCCAACCGCGTGGAGAAGCAGCCACTCGACGAAACGGAAGTCCTGCACATGGTCGTAGACGCACCCTACTACGACAAGAAACCTCCGGCCGGCCAGCCGTTCTGGTCGATCTACTACGATTGCGCGAACGAGGTCGTGATTGAGGAGGAAGCCGTCTGGTCCCCGATCTACGCGATCCCACGGTGGCAGACCATCGGCGGCAGTCAATACGCCTACAGCCCGGCCACCATCGTGGCGCTTCCCGACGCTCGACTGCTGCAGGCCATGACGGTGACACTGCTCGAGGCTGGCGAGAAGATCACGAACCCGCCGATGGTGGCGGTAGATGAGGTCGTGCGTGGGGACATTGCTCTCTACGCTGGCGGCATCACTATCGTCGACCGCGACTACGACGAGCGCCTGGGAGATGCCCTGCGACCACTCAGCCAAGACGCGAAGGGCATGCCGATCGGCATCGAGATGCAGGCCGACTCACGCCGGATCCTCGCCGAAGCCTTCTACCTGAACAAGCTGAAGCTACCTCAACGCGCCGCAGCCAAGACGGCCTACGAGGTCGCGCAGATCGTTCAGCAATACATCCGCGATGCGCTGCCGCTCTTTGAGCCGATGGAGGAGAACTACAACGGCGACCTCTGCAACTTCACGTTCGAAGTCCTCCGCCGCGCGAACGCCTTCGGATCGCCCTACATGATGCCGAGAAGCCTGCAGGGCCAGGACGTCAACTTCCGATTCCAGAGCCCGCTCCATGAGGAAATCGACGCGGTCAAGGGCCAGACATTCCTGCAGATGAAGTCCCTTACGATCGAGGCCGCGGCGCTCGACAAGAGTGTGATCGCCATACCCGATGTGAAGGTGGCACTGCGCGATGCGCTGAACGGCATCGGCGTGCCGGCGACCTGGCAGAGGTCGGAGACCACCGTGCGCGACATGGAGCTCGCCCAACAATCTATCGACCAAGCCCAACAAGCACTCGCCGCTCTTGGACCAGCGAGCGAAGCGGCCAGCAACATCGCCGGCGCTCAGAAGGACATGGCCCAGGCCCGCACCCTGGCGCGATAGATGGCCGAGCAAGGCAAGCGCGTCCCACCGCCCCGGATCAAGCCGCGGCCCCCGTCGTCCTGGCTGCCGGTCGAGTGGGACCTCGCCGACGCAGCCGCCATCCAAGCGCTGGCGAGGGGCGACGCAGACGGGGATGCGCAACGCCGCGCGCTCGCTTGGATATTGGTCAAGGCATGCCAGATCGACGAGCCGTCCTATTGCCCAGGAGCACAGGACGACACGATTCACCACGAAGGGCGGCGCTGGGTGGGCATCCAGATCCGCAAACTCTTAAACATTGCACTATCTCGATTGAGGTAAGGAGGATTTATGGCGGAGCAACAGCAACAGCAACAGCAACAGCAACAGCAGCAACAGCAACAGGTCAGCCCACAGGACGCGAAGACATTCCTGTCGAACTTTGGTCACGACGCGACCAAGCTCGATGACGCGGGAGCAACCAAGCTCTACGGCGACATTTACCCGAAATACACGAAGGCGGTCGAGAGCGAACTCGAGAGGCGCAAACCCAACGGCGAGACTTGGCGCCAAGACTACGTCACCACGACGAAGTCCACCGTCAAGGATCTCGACGAGAAGAAGGCACTTGGCCGCCTCGAGCGCTACCAGAGCCCGCATGCAGTCGTGGACGCACTCTTCCAACTGCAGGACCGGATAAGCCGCGGCGAGATGCGATCAGTGCTGCCAAAGGACGCCAAGCCAGAGGAGATCACCAAGTGGCGCACCGAGAACGGGATCCCAGAGAAGCCCGAGGGATACCAAGTAGCGCTGGCCGAGGGCGAAGTGATCGACGAGGCGGACAAGCCAATCATCGAAGCAATCAAGGGCTGGGCTCACGGTCACAACTTGCACCCCACCCAGTTCAACGGGGCAGTCGATCTCTACTACGACATCATCGACAAGCAGGCCAACGCGCGTGAGGAGGCTGACGTCAAGGTTCGCGACTCCGCAGAGGACCACTTCCGCAAGGTGTGGGGCGGCGACTACCGCAAGAACAAAGCGATGATCGAAGCCTTCCTCGACATGGGCCCAGCGGGCACGAAGGCGTCGCTCTTTAGCGCTAGGCTACCCGACGGCACGCCGCTCGCCTCGCACCCCGGGATCCTCCAGTTCCTCTCAGACCGCTCACGCGAAGTGATCGATGCAGCCACGATCGTGCCGGCAGAAGGTGCGGCAATGGCACAATCGGTTGAAACCGAGATGAACGCGATCAAGGGTCTGATGGCTGACAAGAACTCGAAATACTGGAAGGGCCAAGAAGCCGAGAAGCTGCAGGCGCGGTTCCGTGAACTCGCCCAAGCCCAAGAGAAGCTGGCAGCGAGGGGCAAGCGGTAGTGGTTTGACACACCACTTTCCCAAGATGTAGACTAATCCCGCAATGTGAAACCGGAGACACGGCGGACACCCCGGAAACGGCCGCCGCACCGACGGTAAAACCAGTAGCCGGCCCCGATAGGCTGGGCGCTCGCTCCCGATAGGGATACCCGAGCAAAAGCCAAGACGGTCACCCCGTGCGAAGGTTCGTGACATGAACCATCGAATAGGAGGCCGTCATGGCCGACCAAGCATTCCAAACGCAATACCGCACCGAGTTCATCGCGGGCTTCGAGCAAAGGGAAACCCTGCTTCGAGCCACGGTGACCACGGAATACGAGAAGACAAAGGGTAATACCGTCGTCTTCCTCGTGGCGGATTCCGGCGGCGCAGAAGCCGTCACCCGCGGCGCGAACGGGCTGATCCCCGCGCGAGCCGACAACAACACCCAGAACTCCTGCACCCTTTCCGAATGGCATGACCTGGTTCGGAAGCCGCGCTTCAACATCTTTGCCTCGCAGGGCGATCAGCGGCGCATCATGCAGGAGACCACGATGGGGGTTATCAACCGCAAGGTCGATAGCCAGATCATCACGGAGCTCAACACCGGATCGGTAACGGTCGGGTCCGCGAGCGTCGTGCCCAGCGTGGACACCATCCAGCACGGCCAGGTCAAGCTGCAGAACGCCTCCGTGCCCTGGGACAGCAACATCACGCTGCTCTGCCAGCCCTCGTTCATGTCCTACCTGGAACAGGCCCCGGAATTCTCGAAGGCCACCTACGTGGACGTGAAGCCCCTCGCGGGATCTGACTCAAGCGCCAACTGGCGCGACAAGCCGGTCGCCTACCGCTGGAAAGGCTTCCTGGTGATCAGCCATCCGAACCTGCCTGGGAAGGCTGGCACCTCGGAGAAGTCGTTCCTGTATCACAAGAGCGCATGCGGGCATGCCGCTGACAAGGACACGCTCGAGAGCGAAGTCGATCGCAACGCGGAGCAGGACTACTCCTGGGCCCGCGCCTCGATGTTCATGGGCGCGAAGCTACTGCAGAACTCGGGCGTGGTCGTGATCACCGGCGACGGCTCGGCTCGCGCGTAACATCAACCGCAAAAGGAGACAGCAATGGCATACAGCACAACCAACCCTCCGCGGCTGATGATCCCCGCTCTT